GTAGTTGCTGAAGGTCTTCCTAACGATACTGCAGTTCTTACTTTGAAGAATAACTTGATTTATGCTTTCGATTCTGAATCTGATGCTAAAGCATTAAGAGCAGTAAACTTGAATGATACAGTTGCTGAGCCATATTTGAGAACTCGTGCTAACTTGAAAGTTGGATTTTGGTATACTAACCCAACAGAAATCGTTCTTTATTCTTAAGAACTAGTTTGATTAATTAACTAAGAAGGGTGGGTGGATTCGCCTACCCTTTTTTAATACATATAAAAAATGGCAATTTGTAATACAATAACAACAATAACTAAAGGATGCGACAATAATATCGGTGGTATTCAAACAGTTTACATAAATGACCAAAGCGAAGTAACTGCAGTAACTATAGACGATGCTAACTGGGAAGTAACCGCTATAACTCACGGAGACCCTTTCATTCCTTTTGAGTTTAAAAGAAACACAGGAATGTACACAGAAGACCAAGCGAATGATTTAATCAATGGCTCATCTTTTGTAACTGCAACAATTACTCTTATGTTTCACAGACGTGAAGCAGCAAAATCTCGTTCTATCAAAATCTTAGGAGAAGGACAAAGAGACTTAGCAGTAATCGTTTTAGATGCTAACGGTAAGTATTGGTATTTTCCAACTGCACAAGTTACTGCAGTAGCTGAAGGAAGTGGAACGGCTAAAGCTGATGGAAGTAAATATTCTATCACTATGGTTGCTGAAAACGAAACTTTAGCATACGAAGTTGACCATACTATTATTGCAGGTTTACTAGTTTAAAAGTAAACTTTGCTATCCCTACCCTCACTATATTAGTGGGGGTTTTTTGTTTTATAACAAACGGTAATTAAACACCATTATAATATATGATATACTTAGAAAAAGATTCTGTAAATACTTTTGTACTCACTTTGACTGAGACTTCTACTATTACGAATCCTTACTATCTGTTTCTTTTCCAAAATGAATTTAACAAAGATTCACAAGGCTTTCAATGGATGGGTACAGATACTTCAGCTTACATAGAAAGATATAACTTATTCGAATTAACAGAAGGTGTAGATGCAACTTTTGTAATTGGACAATTTACATATACTGTTTACGAATCTGCGAATCCTATTGTCATTGTAGACCAAGCTATAGATTATTATAGCACTCTAAGTGTAGTAGAAGAAGGAAGAATGGTAGTAGCAGGAGTAGTAACAAACACAATATACGATTAATGAAGATTTTAGGTTTTGAATTCGGAGCAAATAAATCCGTAGAAGTACAAGAATTAGGAGGGTATCAAGCATTCTCTACACCATTCTTGAAAGTAGGTAGAGGAGATTTGTCTTTACCTTATGTAAATGCTCGTTTAAACGTTGGTAATTTCGTTAGATTTGGAAATGACAATCTTTATCCTCAGCTTTTAAATCAGATGTATTATACTTCGCCATTACACGGTGCAGTAGTTGACTTTAAAACGAATGCTGCAGTAGGTGGTGGTTATGAATTACAATATCCTCAAACATCTTCACCAATGGAGAAAGTGGACATCTATGCTTTTGAAAAGCGAATGAATCTAAAGAAGGTACTTCCTGCAGTTACTAAAGAAAAAATCATTCACGGTAGAGTATACTTTCATTTGCGATTTAATCAAACTGGAACACTAATTTTCTGTAAGCATATAGCTGCAGACAAAGTAAGAAAGAACGCAACAAACGATTTATACTACATTTGCGATGATTGGAGTACACAGATAAATATTCAGACCATTTGTCCTTATAAATTCAACACAAAAGAACGTGAATTTCTTTATTGTTATGAAGACTATTCAGTTGGTCAAGATGTTTACACATTACCACAGTATTCATCTTGTATGAATTGGGCGTTTCTAGATGGCGAAATGTCATATCTTCAAAAGTCAAACATACAAAACTCTATTTTCCCATCGTTTGCTATGATGTTTCCTAAGAAACCACAGAACGAAGAAGAAAAGCAGAACATAAAAACTACAATAGACAGGGCAAAAGGTGCTACAAACGCAGGAAAAGCTATTGCATTCTTCGCTAATAACAAAGAATCACTTCCAACGATTGAAGCAATACCTACAAATTCAAATGATAATCTGTTTCAGGTAACTACAGAAAGCATTGATTCTAAGATTTGTCAAGCACATATTATCGACCCTATATTAATGGGTATTCGTGTAAGTGGTAAACTTGGAAGTGGTAGCGACATCAAACAATCTTATGTAATATTTGAAAAGAATAGTATTATTCCTTTGCGTAATTCAGTAGAAGAAATCTTTAACGAGATTCTAGACATTTGTAAGATTAATGCAAAATTAACTATTAATAACTTTCAGATTGTTAATGAAACTATTGTAGAAATGGATGAGCGAACTAGCGAAATATCTAATATTATCGCAACAGTAAATCCTGCTTTAGCTACTAAATTAATTGATTCAATGACTCAAAACGAGTTGAGAGAATTGCTAGGATTAAAACCAATTGAAACACCTCCTGCACTATGATTTACTTTGTAACAGAAAACTATTTAAAAACGCAAACACCAATAACTGCTAATATTGACGTTAACAATATTGTACCTTTTATTAAAACTCAAAGTGATATGAGAATAATGCCTATTCTAGGTACTTATTTCTATAACTACATATTGACTGCATACAACGACCAAACGTTAACAGTTGACGAAGAAGAGTTAGTCACATATATTCAACCTGCTATAGCTTGGCGAAGTGCAGAAGATGCTGCTTTCGGTTTATCTTATCAGTTAAAGAATAAAGGTATTCAAACACAGAACGGTGACTACTCAAATAACGTGAATCAAAGTGAAGTAAACTTTGTTCAAGACCATTACGCACAAAAAGCTAGTTTCTACGAATCAAGATTATGGAAGTATCTTGACACTAATAGAGATTTGTTTGCGAACTTTATTTCACAGTTAAACAAAGATTCAGACATTCGACCTGCAGTACAACAAACACAAGGATTTAACGATTCTATACTTTTTTTATAAATAAACCACAATGCTTGAAATTTTAGAAACTATCAAAAAACACGGTGCTTTAGGAATGACCGTTATTGCTTTAATTTGGATGAACTCACGTTTGTCATCTGTAGAAGAACGACTATTCGAGTGCTTAAATGATAGGCAAGAAATAAAACAAGCATCTACACATAGAAGTGAGATATTAATAAAAGAGAAATTAGTTGCTATACTTCCAAATGAAAGAAAAAATAAAAGAGTTATTTCGTGACACTTTAAAGAAAGACGGCAAATGGTCAAGAACTTCGCTTACAATGTTTACTTCATTTTCTATATGTGTGCTTGTTGGCTTAATAGATTTCTTTCATTGTGGTTTTAATACTGAAGTATTCTTCGGTTTCTTATCTGTTGCAGTAGGTAGTAAGATTTCGGATGCATTTAGCAAGAAGATTCATAGCTAATATATTATACATTTGTCACAAATTAAGTACATTTTAGCTATTATATTATACGTTATCACATATAAAAAAACGGATTATCTATACATTATATTTAAACACATATAAAAATGAAGATTAATTACACACATTTAGCAACATTAGTATTTATGTTTCTGCTATCTATCTATCTATTCTTTTTGATTTCTTGTTCAGCGAAATTTCATCAAAGAAAGTTTATTGAAAAAGGTGGTAAGATAATATGTGACACTACACTGGTTACTGTAAACACAACTATCAAAGGTAAGGATGGTAAAGATTCAATTATCTATCGTCAAGTTTCTGTTAAATGTCCAGAGTTACAAGCACCATTGACAAGATATGAGATTAGATATCAATGGAAAATGATTAGAGATACTTTAAAGCTAATTAAGTACAACACAAAGTACAAGTATAAAGAAGCTATTAAAACGATTAAAAACGATAAAAGAAAAGGTTTTGCTTTTAACTTTAGATTTCTAGGTATAATTGCATTTCTTATCTTATTAATTGTACTTTTGTTTAAATTTAAATAAAGAATTATGTATGACTATTTAAAAGAAGTGAAATCTCCTCAGATTTTAGTACAAGCAGTAAAAATGCTAGGTACTAAAGAAGTTGTAGGTAAAGTTCATAATCCTATAATAATTGGATGGGCAAAAGAATTAGGATTAGCAAAAGTTTACACGAATGATGAGATTCCTTGGTGTGGATTAGCCGTTGCTTATGCTGTTCACTCAGCTGATTTAACTCCTATTGCATCACCTTTATGGGCTTTATCTTGGGCAAAGTGGGGAACAGAAGTTAAAGAGCCAATGCTAGGTGATATTCTAATATTTAAAAGAGATGGCGGCGGACACGTTGGAATCTATATAGGTGAAGATGACACTTGTTATCACGTGCTTGGTGGTAATCAAGGCAATGCAATGAGTGTTACTAGAATAGTTAAAACTAGATTGTATAAGGCACGAAGAACAGAATGGAAAGTATCACAACCATCAAACGTTAAAAAAGTGATTCTTACATCGAAAGGAATCATAAGCAAAAACGAATCATAAATTTAAATAGAACTATATGGATATTGAAAAGTACAAAGGAGTGACCATCAACGGCTCACATTTTCCTGATAAACCAATTACTAACAACGCAAAGATTTCATTTAACGATGAGATTATAAAAGAGTATATTCCAACGATTGAAAAGATGAATATCTCTAAAGGTTTGAAATTGCTTTTAATAGTAATGACTGACCACGAAGGATTCAAAGTTGGTACACGAAGTTATAGAACAAACAATCCCGGTAATATCGGTAATACTGATAGTGGTGCAAATGTAAAACTTGCTAGTTTAGAGATTGGAATAGGTAGACAAATAGATTACTTTACTAAAATTATTGAAGGTAGGTCTAATACATATCCAATGAATAAACAAGTCAACATCAAACCGTATTATTCTGCTGAAATTGCAAAGAATATTAAGACGTATCAGATGTCACCTTATGTACCTGGTTATCGTTTCATCTTTACAGGGCAATTAGACCAATTTATTAAAATCTATTCTACTGGAGCAAGAGCAGGAAACAGTTATTTAAGTGAGATAATTTCATTCTTTAAAAATCACGGTATTGAACTAGATTCAAAAAGCACCTTGCAAGAAATCAATAATATTAAATAATGTTAAAGCCTTCATAACGAAGGTTTTTTTATTA